GGAAACCAGCTGTCCTATCGAAGTTGATCCCACAATGGCTATTGGTGTGCCTGATCTTGCTGATTCTGTGTCAGATAAAAGCACCCTGTACATTGTGATCCTACATGTTCCTGCTGTGCCGTTGGCGCCTCTTACTCTCACGTTGCCTCCACTAATGTCTGCTGTGAAAGTTGCCAGTGGTGTGGCTTCTGCGTTTGTGATGATAGTGTTAAATTCTGTTATGAATGCATCTGTGCCGTCGTGGACCACCAATAACTCCGTTGATGAAACTTCGTTGGTAGTGGTGTTGTTGATAGATACAAAATATTTGGCACCCCTGTATGATGACGCACTCCATGAGTCTATATTCGCCGCCGCCGAATCTAGATCCGCAACAACTAAAGTCTGTTGCTGTGTGTAAGTGGAGTCACCGGCCTGAGTGCCCGAAGAGTCATTGTCTCCGAGACCAATTCTGAAGAAGTGTAGTGTGTTGACTGCGGAGTCTGTAGAACCATCTGCCAACTTTCCTCCCGACCCAAGTAACCTTATCTTGTCTGTTGCCGATCTTATGTCTGTGGAAAGTTGCACTTCCTCGGCGGCCGAAGTCCTTATGATCTGAGATGAACCGGAGAATGCGTCAAATGTTGACCCGTCCTCAGTTCCCTGTGCCACGATGTGTTTCTGCATCTGGAACTCTATGGAGCTGTCTGCTTCCTCAAGTCTGCTGAGTGCGATGTACCATGCACTGTCGTACTTCGCCTGTGCGAAGTCGTTGATCATACTGGTTCCTGCTGTGATGGATTCATTTTCCCCTGTTGACAAGTTGGCGTCTATGACAACTTCGGAAGTGAAACCAACAGTGGCTCTGGCGTCCTCTATTGTTGATTCACTGAAAGAGATAGACACACCAGCGAAACTAAGGTTTCCGCTTCCATCTGTTTGTAAAAAATTTCCAGTTCCTCCGTCAGCGTTAGGTAGTTTAAGTCCGTTAATGACTACGTTTCCCGAACCGTTGGCTTCGAATTCCAGATCGTTGTTGGAGGTGTTTGTGGATATCGTGTTGCCTGAAAAAGTAATTTTGTTTGGAAGGACAAGTGTTGTGTAGTTTAGGTTGTCTTGATCAAATAGTCCTGTTGATGGATCATTGGCACCTATAACCACGTTATCTATTGTTCCTGAATTTAGATCTACGCCGTTGATCTCCACAGAACCTGAACCACTTCCTGACAGAACTAGATCTGCGTTTGACGTGGTGACCTTGATGACATTGTCTGTAAAATTAATGGTCGAGTCTATGGTCAGGTTTGCCACGTTCACAACACCCGTGCCACCTGGAGTAAGGTTTAGGTCAGCGTTAGAGCTGGTTGAAATTATGTTATCGTTGAACGTAAGATTGTCAACTGTTATGGAATCTGCAAATGATGTCGCGCCTGATACTGTCATGGAACCTAGTGTGGTCGTCCCAGAAACAGTTAGGGTACCTGTGGTAGATAAATTTTCGTTGCCAAAACTTATTGCACCAGATGAATCGTTTATGATTCCATTAAGTAGATCTAACTGACCAAACTGCGAGCCTGTGGCCGCTGATAGTGTTCCTGTTGTTGTGAGGTTTTCATTATCGAAACTTATTGATCCACCTATAGAATCAACAATGATTCCATCCTGCAATGACAGTGTTCCAAAAAGTGATCCTGATGCGAATGCTTTGGTGCCACCGAAATCAAATGTTCCTGTGGCCGAAAATGTGCCATCTACTATGACGTTTTCATTGATGTTCACAGTGCTTGAATCCGTGGCAGTGATGGTTGTACCTGAACTGAATCCTATGCCGTCTATAATGACTGAGCCCGATCCGCTGGGCACTATCTTTAGGTCGTCGTTGCTATTAACAGCCTCGATATTGTTGTCATTGAATCTTATTCCCGGGAACAGTATCGATCCTGTCCCACTTGGGTGTACGTCTATGTCTGAATCTGAAAGCCTGGCTGTTATGTTATTGCCCAAGAACTTGATATCCGATTGTACAACTGTAAGATTGAAGAAATCAGTGAAGTTGTTGTTTATCTTATTGCCGGCTTCATATAACGAATCACCGCTACCGTCATCCGCATTTACACCTACATTTATTATTTCTTGAGTCATATCGACTAATATTTAGCGGATTTTGTGTGTATGCATCAAGCGGCTATTAGCCGGTGCTTATTTTCACATCATTGCCTGATCTAAACAGTCTACCTGCCACTCCCGGATCGGAGGTCGGAAGGCTTGTGAAATCAATTTGTGAGCCATCTGCCGCAAGGTTTCCTGTGACCGAAACACCACCTGATGTGGTTTCAAACTTTTTACTGTTATCATGATAAAGTTCAACTGCCCCATCAGCAACACCCTTTATCATCGTTTCTGAACCACTATCCTTACCAATTATCACATTGTTGTCACTCTGCACATAAAGGCTTCCAGTACCTGTCTCTCTTATTATTGAATGACTTCCATTGTGGAATATCTTCAGGTCATCATTATCACCGAATCCTGCATAGTTGTCACTGGCACTGCCATCAGGTAGTGTTAAAATACCTGAGACTTTTGCTCCTGTTCCTGTGACCCTAAATGTCTCGGCAAGTCCTGCCGGTACCGTGAACGTCTGGAATATCAATTCGTTTGCTGTGCCGCTTGTTCCGTCGAAC